TATATATTAATTTATTGAAAAGTTTATAAAACAAAAAAACCCTCTTAAAAGAGGGTTTTTTAATTTATTTTAATAATTAAAGTTTGATTCTTTCTTTATATTGAATTTCTTTAACTCCGTCTAACTCAGATGAAAGAGAATTAGATCTTTTTTCTAAGTTTTTAAGTGCTGTAGTTAAAACTTCAGATTCGCCAATTAATTGAATAGATCCTTTAATTTTTTCAATATTGAAGTTTACATCTTCTAATTTTAAAGTGATTTCTCTTTCTTTATCTTCTAATTTTCTTTTAACAACTAATTCTTTAGAAAGTTTATTTTCATAGAAATAAGTTAAATCGTAATTTAATTCATTTCTTACTTCGTTTACTAATTCTAAAGCTGATTCATATTTAAAGAATGAGTTACCGTATCTTTCATCACATCTGTAAAGATAAGTGTTGTTTTTGTAATTGAATGCATAACACTCTAAACAAGGATTGATTAGGTTACCAATTCTTTTAACAACGTCTAATTCAACAAATTTATCTAAGTTTTGAGAAACTTCTAATAAAACAGGGTAGAAATTTTTATTTACAATTGGAACGATAGGTGAAGAAAAAAGAGACTCTAAAGTTGTATCTTCATTTAATTCATCATCATTGATAAAGATTCCACCTTTTTTAGCAACTGAAAGTCCAAGTGTTAAGTATTCAGAAATTCTAAAATTAACTCTGTCTTCAGAAATTGTAGCATATTTCATAGCTGTTTCTAAAGTTCTTAAACTTCTTAATTCTTCTTCGTCTTTAACATGTGTTTCAACTAAAGTTTTCTCAATTGAGTTTTCTGTTAAAAGAAACCAAGAATCTCTAATTAATGCGATATGACCATCTTCTACTGATTCAACAAGTGAATAAACTGATTCACCTTTACCACCACTAAGAAGATTAGATCTTTTCTCAGGAGTTGTTGTTAAATTATGAACAAAAAGTTTAATCTCAGGAACCCAATCATAAATAGCTAACTCATTTAATACTTTAGACATTCTGTCTTGGTCATTTTCTAAGTTAATTGTTTGTAAAAGAACGTTAATTGGTTGTCTATAAATTTCCCCTTGGTTTTTTGTGTTTAAAACATTATACAAATTTTTTAATTCATATAATAACTCATAGTTAGACATATCATCATTTAGAGATTCTAAAAGAGATTTCACACTTTTATCGTATGTATAAGCTTTGAGTTTTTCATTAAGTGAATTAATGATAGTCTTTTCAGAATGTTCGTTGCAAGCATTCATGTGACCTTCTACTATAGTAGAAACCTCTTCTTGATCAAGTGAGAGATTCTTTCTGAAATTAAACAACTCGAGTTTAAGATTCTTCATATTTATAATATTTTTTTTTCTTTATTAAACTATATATTAAGACAAAAAAGTCAATTTTTACCATTTTATTTTTAGATAGGATTTGGATTTATTGGTGGATTCGGACCTCCATTATTACCAGGAGCTGGATTTCCAGCATTAGGATTAGTTAGAGGAGTTGATGCTTTTTGTCTAGCTTGTAGTATATTATTAAACCATCTTGTTCTTTTTGGTGCAATTAGATAGTAGTCGGGATCATTTGAGAATCCACCATTTATGATTCTTCTTGATGGGTCTGAACCTAATGGACTTGCGCTTCTACCAAAGAAACTACTATCTGTCAATCCAATTGGATAACCTGATCCACTGGTTCCTGATGTTCCAGCAGAACCGGAAGAACCTGAGGTTCCACCTCCGCCGCCAGGACCACCAGGATTACCAGCTCCACCGGATCCATCGGTATTCTCAACTCCTCCTACCGATCCTACTGATCCTGGAATAGACGATGATGGAAATACCCACGGTGTTCCAAGATTTGGATCTCTTGGTGCGTCTCCTGGTTGTCCAAAAAAGTCACTGAATCCGCCGTCTACAGGGAATCCATTTAAGTCGGACATTCCGGTTCCGTATTGTCTTGGGTATCCTGACATATTGATTCTATCTTTTCTAAATGCTGGATAATAGGTGCTAACTTCGAAAGATGCTTTTAGTTTGATATTATTATCGGATGTTAGATTTTTTTCTCTAGCCATTTCAATTTGATTTGTATCAGGCATTAAAATAACAGCGTCAATGTTCATAAAGTTGTGTTCAAAATACATAAACTTATAAATCCACATTGTATCCATAATAGCCTGTGCGCATTTAAAAGTATCAATCTCACTAGAAAGTAAAATTGTGAGTTCATAGTTAACCGTAATTGGAATTGCTCTTACTTTTGCTAAAACTTTTCTAATTTCAACTTCATTTTCAACTACCATTCTTAACCAAACATTTGGATTAGCGAATTCATCAGACTTTATGTTGAATCCAGTCATTGTTAAGTGGCCTCTTGGAATTTGGTCAGTGTTTAATTCGACAAATCTGTTCTCAGAAACCACGTCATCTGAAAAAGAATCTAATAAGAATCTTTCATCACCGGTTAAAGAGTAATAAAATGGAACATTTACCGGAACATTTCCAGATGAGAATTTATTAACCCATCTTATTTGTCCTTCAAATGTGTCAAGAACACATACTGTTAAATCTCTAAAGAAAACATCTTCGAAATTAAATCTTTCTCCTATCATAGATTTATATATAAAAAGTCATCCACTACATTTATTTTTTAACTTTACTCTCATTTTTTGATATAAGTTTTATGAGTTCGATGAATCAATTACTTTTATGGGAAAAATGGAGACCTAAATCTATTGAAGATATAGTGTTATTACCAAGAATTAGAAAAAATTTTGAAAATGGTATTAACGGTAATTATATTTTCTATGGACATTATGGGACCGGTAAGACTAGTTTGGCTAGAATACTAATTGGTAAATACACAAAAGATAAACCCTTTTTAGAGTTAAATTCATCTTTATTTACTTCTATTGATGTTCTAAGAACTCAAATTGAAGATTTTTGTAAGTATGCTCCAATGATGGATACAGATTCTGATATTAAATACATCTTTTTAGATGAGTTTGAGAGAGTATCTTCTCAATTTCAAGATGCTTTTAAAGCATTTATTGAAAAATATAACAGAAATGTTAGATTTATTATTACAACTAATCATATAAATAAGATTTCCGATGGTATTAAGTCAAGAATACCACAAATAAATTTTGATTGTATCGATATTGAAGAAGAAAGATTTCTTAAACAGGAAATTTTTAAAAGAATTAAAAATGTAATACTACCACAGGAGAATATCACTATTCCAAAAGAAAATTTAATCTCAATTATTACAAAGAAATTTCCAGATTTCAGAAGTATAATGGTTGAGTTGCAAAATTTTATTTCTACCGGAAGCCTTTCAAAAGAATATTCAGGAGTTTCAAATAAAGTTAAGTTAGAGTTATTTGAAATGTTATATGATGAGTCTTATGATTATGAAAAACTTTGGCATTTTATAAACAATATTTTTGGAGCTGAAAGAGTAGATGTTCTTTTTAAACTTTTGGGTAATAATTTTGTTAATTGGTCTATCGAAAATGGTAAAAACATTGATAAGTTATTTATTTGTAATTATATTTTATCAGATTATTCTTCAAAACTTGACTCTGTTTCTGACCCTCTCATTTTAGCAATGACCGTTATTGGTAAATATAGAGATAACTTAATATAATATATAAGTCTATGGCTAGTAGTTTCATAGATTTTTATATCGGTTATCCTGGACATCCTAGATTCAGAGATCCTGAATTAATAGAGGATGATGTTATTAGAGTTATTGTTCAAAAATATGAAATGATTCTTTTCACTAATAAGGGTGAAGTTTTTGGTGAACCAAATCTTGGAGCTGATTTATATGAATTGCTACATGAGACTAGGTTATCAGCTGAATCAATACAGTCTGATATTATTTCACAAATAAATAGATATATTTCTGAGATTCAAGGAATTGAGTATACAGTAGAAGTAGAATTTTTTGACCATCCTGAAAAACACGAGGAATTTATGACTATTGATTTTACAATTGCTGGATATGAAGTAAATGCTGTTGTTACTTAATTGGACAACTCGATGCTGTATAGATAAACTTATAATCTCTCTTTATTTTAACACCTAAACTTTCAGCAGTTGTTACGATGTCTTCTAGACATTCTGAGTCTGCTCCACCTACTATAGTAACTTCTCTGCCTTTTAGATTTAATAATAATTCATAGAGTTTTTTAGGAACGTGAAACCAAACGTGATTGTTGTTTATAAAAGTAATTATTGTTCCTTCTTTTGTATTAAAAATATCTCCTTTTTTTAAAGTTTTATCTTCTTCTTTTTTACTAATTTCTTCATATACGTTTTTGTTAAGAACTTTCTTGTAGAAATCGGCGTCAACGTCGTAATTGTATCGTTTTTCTATTAATTCCTTTTGATTTGGAAAATAGTAAATGTCTTTGTGAACTGGAATATCAGGTTTTTCATCATAAAGATAATCCTTATCTACATTTTTACCGTCGATATGATTGTCCCAGATTTGGTAAACATTGTTGAAGTTGTTACAATATTTTTTCAACTCGTTTAGATACATTTCAGAAAAGTATTTTTTAAATGATTTTTGAACATCAACTATTATCAAAGTATCTTGATTATAACTTTCAAAAGTTTTAAGAAATTTCATAAATTATATATTAAATAAAAAAACCCATCATTTCTGACGGGTTTAAAGTTTATAGTAGTTTAAAATTATGCTTCTTCTTCTTCGTCTTCTTCCTCTTCTTCCGGAAGTGCTTCGCCTTGAGCCTGCGGTTCTTCAAATTCTCCTTGTGCTGGTTGAGCTTCAGGTTGAGCTTGTCCTTGTGGTTGAGCTTGTCCTTGTGGTTGAGCTTCAGGTTGAGCTTGTCCTTGTGGTTGAGCTTGTCCTTGTGGTTGAGCTTGTCCTTGTGGTTGAGCTTCAGGTTGAGCTTCAGGTTGAGCTTCAGGTTGAGCTTGTCCTTGTGGTTGAGCTTCGGGTTGAGCTTGTCCTTGTGGTTGAGCTTCGGGTTGAGCTTCAGCCTCACCTTCTACCTGAACTTGTGGTTGTCCTTGTGCTTGACCTTGTCCTTGAGCTCCACCCATAAGTGCGTTACCTGGAAGTTTATCAATATCAAGATTGTTCATGTTTATGTATTTAATGATCTCTTCAGCGATGTCAACATCACCAAAAAATTGACGAAGGTTTTTACCTGTTGTATCTTTAACTTTTTTCACATAAGCATTGATTAATGATTGTGGAATATCAATCATAGTCTTAACTTTATAGATATCGTTAATTTGGAGAACAGATTCTTTAATAATTTCTTCTCTATTTTTTCTAATACGATAACTTTCAAATGTTCTAATGTGTTTCATTTTCAAATTCTGATTTTTTATAATGTATATATTATATTAAAAAAATGTCTTTTTTTCAATATAATTAACGAACCAATATTGCTAATAATATTCCTAAAACTGTTCCTCCTATTCCAACTCCGTAAGCTATGTTTCTTTTTGTTTTTAATGTAGATATTTCATCATTTAAAAGAGTTATCTGTTTATCTCTAACAGATATTTGGTCGTCGCAAAGTTTTGAGTCATCTTCGCAGTTTTTCAATCTTTGTGTGAGATTGACTATTTGATTATCCTTATCAATTACTTGGCCTTTGTATAAGGTTAAGTCGGTTTCTAATTGAGATACTTGTTTTTCAAGTTTACTTATTACTTTTATATAAGAAAGACTTAAACTGTCACACTCGGCTCCTGCTTTTTCTAATAGATTTACTAATTCGAATGTGTTATCAATTTTTTGAGCCTGTTCATAAGTCATTATGACAAATTTGTTTCCTAATGAGTCTTTTTCAATTCTTGGATATTTTTGACTAAATGTCAAAAATGAAAAGAACATAAATAATGTTGTTATAATTATTGTTTTCATGAAATTATTTTAATTTTTCTAATAATGACTCAATTAAGTCTTCATCTTCTCTTTTTATTGGATCTTTTTTCAAATTATCAATCTTATTTTTAGTTTTTTGATAATCTGATTGCCATTTGGTTACATCTTTTTTAGCCAATTTTAGTTCTGATTTTGTTTTCGCTAACTCTTGTTCGACTATTCTAATTAAACTGTCTCTTTTTTTGATCTCAATTTCTCTCTTATCAAAGTCTTTTTCAAGTTTAATATTAACAGTTTGTAAAGAATCTCTAACTTTTTGAATTCTTTCAAATTCTTGTTCTAATTTTTTATATTCTTTTTTGTATCCAGTTCCTTTAAGAAACCACATTGAAAAGAATAAAATACAGAAAAGTAACAGTAGAGCTGTTACTATATTTTGAATGCTTAGTTTAAAATTCATTTTTGGTATTTTAATTTTAGAATTATTTATTTTTTTATCCATGGTTTATATATAATTTTTTTTATGTTATTATTGATAATTAATTTTTTTATATATATTTGTGAAAAAAAATAAAATTTAATAAATGTATCAAACATTATATTGCTTCGACTTTGATGATACCTTAGTTCACACAATGCTTCCTGATCCTGGTATGCAAATTTGGGAAGAAAAAACAGGAAAACCCTGGCCGTACATAGGTTGGTGGTCAAAGTTTGAAACTTTGGATATGGATATATTTGATACCCCTAAAAATGAGTGGACTTATAAAAAATATTTAGATGCTAAGGATGATCCAACTGGTTATTTATTTTTAGCCACTGGTAGATTGGATAAAGCCACTGGTATGAGAAAAGGTGTTCAAAAGATTTTAGATCATTATGGTTTTGAGTTTGATGAGGTTTTTCTGAATTGGGGCGAAGATACTTTTAAATTTAAAACACAATTATTTGAACAAATGATAGTAAAAACTGGTTGTAGACATTTTATTATGTATGATGATAGAAAAGATCATCTTCCACATTTTGAAGAATGGGCTCAAAAACAAAGTTGTGCTGTCACTGTCGTTGATGTGGTAAATAAAACTTTAAAAACTTTCTAATAAAACAATAATATAAGTCATATGGCAACTATTACAAAAAAGAAAACACAAAGTAAGGCAAAAGAAATACTTTCAAAACCTTATAGATTAGATTTACACAATGATGATTTTAACTCTTTTGATTGGGTTATAACTTGTCTAATGAAAGTGTGTGGTCATGAATATGAACAAGCTAATCAATGTGCTCACATTGTACATTTCAAAGGTAAGTGTGATGTTAAATATGGTGATTTTGAAACTATTTCTACTATGAAGGAGAAGTTACAAAGTTCTGGTCTTTCTGTGACTATGGAAGAAAATTCCTAACCAATTCCAAACCAACTACCTCCCATATTTGATTTACCGGATTTTGTTTTAGCGAGATTTTTTGCTCTTAAAAATGAACCATAGTCAACGCCTTCGACAAAATCAATGTTGTTCATGCATTGATTTATGAATTGCATCATTTCTTTATCGGTGTGTTTATTAGACCACTCATCAACCATTTCTTTAAAATCGGTTTTTTGAAATATAGAAGTCGTGTTTACAATTGTCATTACGCAGTCATCGTGTCCTACATCTGCGGCATATTTAGTATTTCCTGCTGTGGTTGTGTGCTTTACAAAAGTAGTAATTTCTCTAATAGTATCCTCGTTGTTTATTCCAAATCCTTTTGAATACATCAAATCTTGATAGTCTTTCACCATTAGATTTTTATTTTCTCCGACTTTTAGTCCAACTTTTTCTTCCGTGGCGTCAATTCTGTGTTTATATCTAACGAAAATAGATGACCCGTAATCATTTTTACCATCAAAAACGTGTGGCATTTCTGCTAAAAGAGTATTTCCGTAATTGTTTAACTCTAATACTACTTTTACATTTTCAGGATTGAAATAT